CCAACCTGTACCCCACGGGCTCGGGTGCTGGCTCCCTGCGCAAGGTGTCCACCTGGGTACAGCTGACCACCACGATGAACCACAGCTCCAGCGGTGGCGAAGCGAAAAAGGTCACCTACAAGTTCAGCGAGTCGGATGTTGAGTTCAGCATCAACGACGGCTTCAGCGCTGTGGACCGTACGTTCGACATGGACGCCGACGCGATCACCACGCCCGGCTACCTGGCGCTGCGCACCCTGACCGATGTGCAGACCGACACGATCATGCGCAGCGTGGCCAAGAGCGGCGCCACCAGCCTGCTGCCTTGCACGATCAACCTCAACGAGGAAGAAGTCGAGCAGGACGGCCAGATCGTGGTTTGCCGTGTGGCCGTGTCGGGCAACGCCCGCAGCACCCGCTACGCAGCCTAACCAAACCCCGGGGCCATAGGCCCCACAACTCGCAAACGGCCCGGCCCTGTTCGCTCTTTCGCAGGGGCGGCAGGGCTGGGTACGGGCATTTATTCACCCTGCGATTGACACCTATGACCGACACCACCAAAGCACCCAAGACCGTTCAGCCCATCAAGCTCAAGAGCCTTGCCGCTGGCCAGGCCGTTACCTTCCCCCTCACGCTGCAGCTCAAGCGCCTGGATGGCGGCCTGTTGGAGCTGACCCTCACGATGACGGCCCACGGCAAGCGCGCCTGGTCGGCCATCAAGGACAAGTTCTACGCCGACCTGCGTGCCGATGCCGCCGCCCGCACCGCGGCCGAAGAGGGCAAGGACACCGACGCAGCCGAGCTGGACGAAGCCGCCACGCTGGAATCGCGCGTGGGCCGCTCGATTGAGAACGACGCCCGTCTGGTGCTGCAGATCGCCAAAGGCTGGGACGTGGACGACGAATTCACAGCCGAAGCGCTCGAAGAGCTGGAAGACCGCTTCGGCGGCGCACTGGGCGAGATCGTCACCCGCTACGACCGCGCCATCTACCAGGGCCAGCTGGGAAACTGAGGGCCTGCGCTGCGGCGCTGCACGAGCCACCCATCACCCAGGCGGAGGCCCGCGAGGCGGGCTTCGAGCTTGAGGACTACGACAGCGAAGAGCTGGAGATCTGGCCCGAGAACGAGCAGGCAGTGCAGATGTTCTGCCGGCTCGGCACCCGCTGGGTGCATGCCTCGGGCGGGATGGGGGCCGTAGTCATCGGCGTGCGCTGGGAGGCCGTCTACCCGCTGCTCGACCGGCTCGACCTGCCGCCCGATGAGTGGGCCGACCTGCTGGCCGCGCTCGAAGTGATGGAGCAGGCCGCACTGCCCGTTATCCGCGCTGCAGCCGCAGGCAAACACAAGTAGCCACCCACGGGTGGCTTTTCCATTTCAGGGCTCGCTGCGGCGGGCCCTTCGCATTTGTGGGGCGCTATGTCCGAAGACCTGAGCACAGAGATCAAGATCGGCGCGGACGCCTCGGGCGTAGAGGTGGGCGTAGGCCGCGCCAAGCGTACGCTGGCATCGTTAGGCCAGGCTGCAGAGCAGGCAGGCAAAGCTGGTGGCGATGGATTGCAAAAGATTGGCGCCGGTGGCGAGGCCGCTGCCCGAAGTGTCGATAAGGCCACCAAAAACACCATTGCCAGTCTGCAGCGCCAGATTGCTGCATTCGAGGCTGGCGGCACCAGCACCCGGCGCTACCAGGAAGAGCTGGCCCGCATGCGCGGGCTCGACACCAACGCGCTCAAGCCGTACCTGGACCAGCTCGACGCCGCCAAGGCAAAGGCCGAAGCTGCTACCAAAGCCCAATCGGGCCTGAGCACTTCCATTGGTGGCCTGAGCACCGTTGCGAACATCGCCAAGGCTTCCATCTCCGGCATGCTGGCCGGGCTGTCGCTGGGCTCCATGTTCGCCTTCGTCAAGAGCATCAACGATGGGGTGGACCGCCTCAACGACCTGAAGGATGCCACCGGCGCCAGCATCGAAAACCTGAGCGCGCTGGAAGACGTGGCATTGCGCACCGGTACCAGCCTGGACACCGTGGGCACCGCCCTGGTGAAGTTCAATTCCGTGCTGTCCGATGCCAAGCCAGGCAGCACACAGGCCGAGGCATTGAAGGCCATCGGCCTGAGCGCGGAAGAGCTGCGCCGCCTGGACCCCGCAGAGGCATTGCGCCGCACTGCGGTGGCCCTGTCTGACTTTGCCGACGATGGCAACAAGGCCCGCTTGGTGCAAGAGCTGTTCGGCAAGTCCGTGAAGGAGGTGGCGCCTTTTCTGAACGACCTGGCTGAGAAAACCGCGCTGGTGGGGAAGTTGACTGCGGAGCAAGCGGCCGAGGCCGAAAAGTTCAACAAGCAATTGTCGGAGCTGTCCAAGAGCGCAACGGATGCCGGGCGCGCAATGGTGTCGGGCATGTTGCCTGGGCTGAACCAGATCTCCAAGGCCATGCGCGATGGAGCCGTCGAGGGCGGCCTATTGCTAGGCGTTTACCGTGGTATCGCTGAGTTTTCTTCCATCGCTATCGGCTCCGACAAGCTGGGCACGGATCTCAAGCAGGCGAAGGCGGCTAGCGCAGAGATGCAGCGCATTTCCAACCTGATGGTGGGCGTGCAGCAGGTGCTTGACCGCGATCCTGAAAACGCATCTGCCAAGCGTAGGTTTGAAGGCCTCCGCGCCCAACTTGAAGATGTTCAGAAGCGCGCGACAGCTGCGAGCGAGGCTATCAAAGGGGTAGTGGGGGCAAGCGTCTCTTCTGCCGGCCCAGAGATCCCGAAGCGCTCCCTTGAATTCGACCCTGCCGCGGCCAAGGCGACCGAAGAAGAGCGCAAGCGCGCGGCCGAAGAGGCCCGCAAGGCAGCCGAGGCCGCACGCCGCGAGATGGGCGATCAGGCAAAGCTGATGGCCGAGCTGGGCGGCCTGTCGGCCTCGTTCTCGGAAGACTGGGCGCGCCTCACGGCGGTGTACAAGGCGGGCCAGCTGACGCTGGAGCAGTACACAAAAGCCCAGGCCGATCTGCTTGCCAAGCAGCCCGCGATCAAGTCGGCAGCCGACGCCGAGGCGAAGTCGCTGAAGCTGATCACTGAAATTGCCCAGACGGCCGCTGATGCGCGCAACCGGGAGGCAAACGCCATTGCCGCCGCTGTTGAAGCGCAAGAGCGGGCCACTGCGCAGTCGTTGGCCACGGTGGAAGACCGCATCAGCGCGCTGAAGTCCGAAGAGCAGGCCATCGCGCTCGCATCATCGCTCAACATCACGCTTGCGGAAGCTGTCGAGCGTGTGGCACTTGCGCGCCTGCAGGAGAACCAGGCGCGCCTCGCGCCGGGCACTGAGGGCTTCGAGGCAATCGAGCGTGAGATTGCCAAGCGTAAGGAACTGGTTGAGCTGATGGCCACGCGGGGCAACCGCGAAGAGGCGGCGCAAGCGGCGCGCGAGTTTGAAAGGGACTGGAAAAGCTCCGTCGAAAAGTACGAAGACATCTTCCGCAAGGGCTTTGCCGACATGCTGAACAACGGCAAGGCGGGCTGGAAGAGCTTCACGCGCTCGCTGGTGACCACGTTCAAAACGGCGGTGGCCGACCAGATCTACAAGATGTTTGCCCAGAAGTTCGTGGTGAACATCGTGGGCGGTGGGTGCTGGTGCATCCGCCGTGGGATCGGCAAGCAACGCCTTCAGCATCTTTAGCGCGGGCAAGCAGGCCTACACGCTGGGCAGCCAGTATTTCGCGGGCACCATGTCGGGCGCCAACGTGCTTGGCTCTGTGTACGGCAACGCCACCGGCCTTGGGCTCGATGGTCTTCTGGCTACGAATGGCGCTTACGGTACGGCAGGCGCTGGTGCAGCGAGCCCCTGGGCATCGGCTGCACTGCCTGGCGCAGTCGCCGCGCTGGTGGTTGCTGCAGTGTTGAACGCTGTGGGCGCATTCCGCTCCGAGCGGCGCGTTGGCAGCGGCATTGCAGGTACGCTGGGCAAGGGCGACCTGACCCCATGGGAGGAATGGCGCGAAGGCGGCACCCTTTTTGACGGGCCAAGCTACAGCACGATGAACCCGGTTGCTGAGCTTGAGGCCCGCCGCAAGCAGCTGCAGGCGCTCAAGGATTCGGGGCAGGGCAACACGCAGCAGGCGTCTACCCTGCAGCTGATCGTGGACAAGCTGGAGGCTGAATACGGCGACCTGGCCGACCAGGTGGCCAAGCAGTCGAAGGCCATCCAGAGCGCATACGACGGCCTGCGCACCAACGTGGGCGACATGGCCGACGTGCTCGGCCTGGGCTCTGCGGCCGTGCGTGCCTTCACCACCACGCTGGGCGGTGCAGATGGCAAGGGCTTGAACTTCGAGGGTTTGAGCGGCGAGCAGGTTGCCGCCAAGATCTCCGAAGCGCTGGCGACTGCCAACAACGAGCTGGCCCAGCAGGTTATCGGCCGAGAACGTGGGCACGGAGGGCGAAGACCGCACCACGATCTATAGCGAGGTGGACGATGTAAGCACCACCACCCGCTACGTGGCCAGCGAGTACGCGAAGGAAGGCGAAAAGGCCATCGACACCCTGACGCGCCTGGCCACCAGCTTGTCCAGCGTGAATGACGCGTTTGACACCCTGGGTGTAACGCTGCTCGACGCGAGCTTGTCAGGGGCTGATGCGGCGAGCGCACTGGCGGAGGCGTTTGGCGGGCTGGAGCGCATGGCGGCCCTAACGAACGACTACTACCAGAACTACTACACCGAGGAAGAGCGCCGGGCAAAGAAGAAAGAAGACCTGGA